TCATCTCTACCTGGTACTTCAGACCAATGAACTTCAGTTGGGACGTATTCATTAGTTCCACGCTCTGCATCATGCCAGAGTTTGTAGAACATATTCATTCCGTGAGGAGTAGATATGATAATAACTTTTGTAGATTTACCTGAGGAAATAGTTGGATAGACAGAACTAAAAAACTGATCAGCGATATGATTCGGAATGAAAGCGAATTCATCCAAAAATATAATATTAAATGACATACCCCTGACAGCAGAAGCGGAAGTAGAAGCAGCCATGATTTTACTGCCGTTTTCAAGTTCCAGAGAACCTCTGTTCCATTGGAGGATTCCTTGTTGGAGGTATTTGGGGAGACTTTCATAACTTAATTGCAAACGTTGTAACATCTCACGAGCAGTAGCTGCCTTGTTAGCAAGAATTGCTACATTAACATTAGGATTAAATAACACATACCATAATAGATATGAGGTCACAATAGTGGATTTACCAGACTGTCTTGGTAACTTGGCAATATTAAATCTATAATCATGAAATTTTGATACCATTTCTTCTTGGAAATGATACATGTCAAATGGGATCAGACCCTTATCAAGAGATACAATCTTGATATAATTTTTGATAAAATAAACAGGATCTTCAGAGCAGCGTAATACCTCTCCAATTTGTTTCTTAGTAAATTTCTGAGAAACGTTTGCTTTTTTAAGATTAGGATTACCTAAGTATTGTTCAGTGCTTGCCATTTTGGTTTATCAAATAAAATGTCATTGATGTAGTCGTCTGCCCATTCGGGATCAAACCATTGACTAAGAACTGCTTTAGTCTTTGTATTTTTTCTTTGAGACGTGCAGTACCAAGATTGGTCATCAATCCTCTTCATAGTATTTATCCATTGCATATCAAAGATTGCATTTTCTACTATTCCTCTATAAAGATGTAGTGACTCCTTAATCATATCCAAATACATAAATTTTTCTTTTTCAGTTTTTATACGAACAAACTTACATCCCTCTGAAAATACTTCTTCACCCCATTGCGGTAAAATTCTATCTTCTGTAAATTGATACTTGGATGATATGTCTTTGAATAATTCTACTAATCTTTCTGTTCCAAACACAGGAGTTATATCTATGATTGCAGCAGTAATTACTTTTGGTGTTGCTACAATATCAGCACCAAAAATGGGTATAGGATAATCTACCGAAGGATACAATACACAATGCATCACTTCAATATTGTCCGTATACCCAGTTTCTAAATGCATCTTTCTGAGTTTTTGACTCTGATGCATTTCATTCATAATGAATACCTTATCATTTTCAACAATAGGGTATTTGTTCTCCATGGGTCTGACACCAGGAAAACTTCTTAATTCTTTTCTAATGTAATTAGATACTTCAGCCGTCAGACTTGTCACTTTTTTTCATAAAATACTTTTGAATAACTTCAATTTGATCTTGATACTTCGCGATCATGTTTAGTTCTTCTTCGATTGCTTCTACAACATTTGAATGCTCACCAATACCAACAGGATTTGAAAGATAAATCTCAACATTGGCTTTATGTTTAGCGATATCTCCTTGTGCATGTGCTAGTAATGCTTTAAGTAGTTGTTCTCTCATTTAACCCTCCAATAATGTACCGAACGATCTTCTTATTTCTCTTAACTCTTCAAAGTCTTTTTTCTTAGTTCCTCCATCGTATGCCCAAGCATACCCTTCGGTAATCATTTGCTCATTAAGGGACACATTTGAGTCCCCGACGTAAAGCCAACCGAGTAAGCGACCATACTTACCGACACCACCAACAAGTTCAGTCCTAATAGACAACTCATCGTCACCAGCGATAGTTGATTCCAATTTTTCTTTGAGCCAATTTGTTGCATCGATTCCAAGTGCTTTCTCCTCCAAGTCACGGGTTCTCTTTTCTGGTGTATCAATACCAGCTACGCGTACGCGTTCTTTTTTATATAGATCAAATCCTAGATCGATTGTAACATCTATAGTGTCACCATCAACTACTCGATTGATCTCCGTGATTCGGAAGTTGTAACAACTCTTCCGACTTGGTGGGGTCATTGCTGCCATCACTCATCTCCATGTAAGCCATACGAAGTATATAGTAGATATACCAAGACACTATTACAAGAAGTATTGCGATCATCCAGACAACTCCCCAGACTACCATTTATTCTTCCTTAATACAATATTCTGCTGCGTGAGGATTATTAAATCCTTCTAAGTCTTCTCTTGCTTGTTTGATAGCGGTGAATGCGTCATCTGCATATTCACAGATTTCATAATGCTGATTATGGTTATCGTGATAACCTACAGTATAATGGGACATGATAGTTTCAACTCCATTTACTCTATTATTTATTTTGGCATGTGGTCTTTCATACCGCCATGGTTACCATCTCCTGGCAATTTGCCGAAAGCAACATATTCGATTGCTTGCATAGAACCTTCAAGTCTAGTCAGATCTCTTTCTAACTTTACATATTCATCATATGCAGATTGAAGTTCTTGTTTTCTCTGAGATAACTGCATAGTACGTTTGGTAAAACGTTGAATCAGTTGTTCAGAAGATTCGGTAGGTTTCATTCCTTTCATGGATCTAAATCTTTTAATTTTTTCTCAACCCAGTGATCTGAGTTATCAATACCTGCTGC